GAAATCACTGTAAGTCTTCCGAACTTTTTTCCAGTCAAATCAATTCGTTTTGGCACTCTTTAGCACCTCCAAACCGTATTTTTCTATAATCTCTGACAGTTTTTTGTAATAATCTGCCGTTGCTTGCGTCGTCTTTAGTATTTTCTTTGCTGACGCATACCCTATCAGTTCCAGTGCGTCTGTTGGCTCTGTTGTTTTCCAAAAGTTTCTATTATCCCATGTTTGTGATATATCATTCCCTATTCTTTCCAGTATATATTCTTTCAACTGTCCACTGCAATTTTTATAAAATCTGAAATATAGTTCCATTCCCTCTGTTTGTGGCAAATAATCTGGCACAATACTATTCTGTGGAAACTCTATAATTTTTCCCATGTGCAATGCTCCTTTCAAAAATGATTGAAAGTGTCTGCAACCCGTGGTACTATATGAGTGTAGCCCATGTGGGTTGCAATGCTCTAAAGTGGCGCAATTACTTTGGTCGGTGGTGCGCCACTTTTTTATTTCTCTGACACTTCTTTATAGACCAGTTCAATTCCCCGTCTTACTATATCCGCTCTGCTCATTCCTGTTTCTTTCATGCAATATTCCAGCATTTCATTTTCTTTGTCTGAAATTCGCAGTTCGAAGCGGCTTTTCTTGGGGTCGTCCGTTGGTCTTCCTGTTCTCGGCGACAAAATAAAAACCTCCTTTCTTTTGTCCGTACATAAATAATACTATATGTCCGTACATAAGTCAAGAGGTTTTTAATATTTTTACAAATCACGGGGTACAAATCGTTTTGCACGGTTCCTGCCGCCGTATTTTGCAGCATTTTCAAGCGCAGTGACTTTCCCTTGCCAATATTCAATAGACTTTCTAATTTCTGTCAGATTGGCTTTTGTCATAGTCCTGCTGCCTATCGTGTACGACTGGGCGTTTGTCACTGCCAGTTCTGCTTCCAGCCATGCGTCAAGGTGTCTTTTTGCTGTTTCCAGTGTAATTCCTGCCATTTATAAAATTCCTCCACTTCTTCTTCTGCCACGTTTTACAATCTTCTTTGCTGGTGTGGCGTCTTTCTTTTTGTCTGGTTTTTTTAATGGTACGTTGATAATTTCAATGGCGGCTGTGGCGTAATTTCTGCAATCCAGCGCTTCATTTCGTTTGTGTTCGCCTTTGTCTTTCAGTTCCCACGCAAAATACGGTCTTCCCATTTTGTAGCGCATTACCTTTTTTTCCGACGTTAAGCCCTTGAAATACTTTTTGTCATATCCTTTGCTCTCCTCTTTCGGAAAATGGCAAAATCCGGGTCCCTCGTCTTCCACCTTTAGTCTGTCCATAAGCAGGCTTTTTCCGGTGTCAACGCCCAATATAAACAGATATGCGCCCTCACGGTTGTTTTTTGACGGTTTCTGGATATATGCTGCTGCGCTATCGTTTGAACCTTTAATTGCAAACACCCTGCGGCTGAACCGGGCTTTGCAGAACTTATATACTTGATTGGCTCTGTGTCCTCCACTATCTATGCAGACGCAGGACAGCTTCATTTTTGTGCCGTCCGGCTTTTCAAATGTCTGCTGTAAGAATGTGTCAAGGTCATTCCAGACTTGATTGTTAATGTCTGAATTGTCCCCGTATATTGCCGCATACTTCACGCCCCAGCTTTCATATTCTGGACCCCAGCCCACCACTTCAACTTCAAATCTGTCGTCCTGCGTGTCAACTCCTGCTGTCAAGTACAGCACTTCTTCTGGTACTTCGCAGTTGTACTTCTCACGGCGTTTCAACAACTCGTCGTCTTCTATGGTTTCGCCGTCCTCTTCCCACGTCTGCCCCATTTCCGTATTGGTCCATACTTTCATCAGTTCCACATTGCCTTTTTTCATTTCTGCATTGGCAATGATGAACTTTTCAACGACTTCTTGCCATGTGGTCAGTGTTGAAGCAAGTGTGTTCAAATGGAACCCACGCACCGGGTTTTCTGGGTCTTCATGTACAAAGGTTCCGTCAATAAAGTGTTCTTTCCATTCTGCTTCACTGGATATGACGCCGCACTTGCTGCAAGCGTATCTGATTTCTGTTAGGTCTTCTTTGTCAAAAACCACATTTGACCAGACCAGCGGTTGCAGTTCTCCGCAGCATGGACAAGGCGTGTTCCATTCTCCCCGGCTGCTGTTTTCATATTCCACTTCTATTCTGGACGCACCCTTGACCGTCGGCGTGGAAATGTCCACCTGCTTTTTGTTCCAGAATGTAGTCTGTCGTTTTGAAGCCAGTAATAGAGGGTCGCCCTCTTTTCCTGCACTGGCTGGGTATGCGTCTATTTCGTCCGCAAGCAATATTCTGATTGTGTGGCTTCGCAGTCCTGTTGGGCTGTTCGCTCCCGCAATCGTTATGAAGCCGCCCGGAAATATCTTTTGCATGATTGTGTTGCCGCTGTTGCGGCTCTTCTCATTGATACGGTCAGCCAGTACGGGTGTATCACGCAACATAGGTGACAACTTTTCTTTTGAAAACTTCTCTGCCATGTCTATTGTCGGCTGTATAACCATAATCGGTGATGGGTCATAATGCACATAATATCCAATAGGGTTCAGCACCATTGCGTCTGTCTTCCCTACTTGCGCCGCCGACATAATCACGACTTTTTTTATTGTAATATCCGTTATGGCGTCCATAATCTCTTTTTGATACGGCGCCTTTGCCGTCTTCCAGCGTCCCGGCTCTGCGGAAGACCCGGCAGACAGTCTGCGGAACTTATCTGCCCACTGCGAGAGTGTCATTTCCGGTGGTGGTTGCAGCACTTTGAAAATCCGTGTAAACATATCAACTGTGTTTTTCTTCATTGTCTACACCATACCCAAACACTGTCTGAAAGTCTGAAAGTTCTTCCAGCACTTCATCAATGGCGCTTTTCAGCAGCTTAAATATTTCTGTCTGGTCCTTTTTCTTTGATAAAATGGGGCTTAACTTTGCAGGTATAGCCATAAGCCTTGTTTTGAACCTAACAAGTGTGTCTGTCATTACCTGTTCCACGTCCTCTGTGGTGTGTACCTCATTTCTGCGCAGCTGCAATTCCAGTTCTTGTGCTTCTCTTTTTGCTCTGACCAGCTTTGCACGTTCTGCGTTGTAATCTATTGCACTTTCATTTTCCGGGTTGTTTTTGCGCAAATAATTTATGTACTGGTGGTTTACGGTCTTTAAGTCGTACAGCCCCGGTCTGATTTCCGTTATAACCTTTTCGTCACGCAGCTGGCGCACTCTGCGTTCTGAAATATCCAGCCAAGCAGCAACCGCTTTTGAAGTGTACGCTTTCAAAAACCGCACCCCCTTTCTTTTGTGTCCGAATTGGTCACATTTTTTCTTTTTTAGCCCCTACCCCTTTGTTTTTTACCGGGTCGGAAGCGGAAATGGAATTTTCAAAATTATATCTAGGCAGGTTTTGGGCGTCGCCGTACCCGCAGTGCTTCCAGACCGCCGGAAGAACCTATCAAACGTCGTCCACAACGTCTGTGATTTCGTCGCTGTCGGTGCTTCCGTCTGGGTCAATCTCAAATTCACCCGTTAGCTTCTGTTTGTTCAATTCAAGTTGCTTTTCAGCAAGCGTCAAGCGTCTGTCCTCTAACTCATACGCCTTGATACTGTCCAGCTGCTTGATGATACGCCCATGTAGCTTGTTTAGTTCGGCTTCCACTTTCATTGCTCTTTCAAATGGGCTGGACTTAATGACAGACTTCATGGCTGTTTTATATGTTTCACTCTTGCTGCCCTCTGGGTCTGCGCACTGCTGGTGTTCCATGCCGCAGTCCTCTTCCCGCTGTCTTTCCTCCATGCTCTTTGGTACAATCATATGTACTATTTTATCTGTATAAAAGCCGCCTGCTTCTGGGCTTTCATACTCTTTCAATAGGCTTTCCAGATAGGCTTTGCGCAGATACAATGCCTGCAATTCCTCCATCATTTGTGACATTGCGGACGGTGTGCCCATATTCTGTATGGCTGCCGCCTGCTCCGGGTCTATGTCTTCATACCCTGCTTGTGCAAACGCTCCATGTGTGACAGCGTTTTTGTTGCCCTTTTTTGCCGGGGTTTTTCCGGCAGCATTTTTGTTGCCTTTTTGACCCCCTCTTTTTTTCGGCTTCTTTTTCAGTGCTTCGTCCCAGCTGTCTTCTGACTTCCATTTTCTTATCCGTACTTCTGGCACCCCTGCCAGTTTCGCCAGTTCCGCTGTTTCAATCTTGCCGTATGCGTCCAGATAGCGTTGCATTGACTTGTCCCGTTCCGGGTTCCGTGGTCTTCCCATCTTCTCACCTCTTTTCGTTCGTTTTCATTCTTTCCAACTCTTCCAGTTTACGGAAGATA